TTGTCGAGAACCCTCTATATTCGGTGATGAACGAGCCGAATTCGACCTTGCAGCGTTTGATTCGTAAGCTCAATCTGCTTGATACGGTGGATGAGCAGTCAGCTTCGGGGAAGCTTGATCTCATCATTCAGCTTCCTTATGTCATCAAGTCAGAAGCTCGTCGTCAACAGGCTGAGCAGCGACGCAAGGATATTGAGTTTCAGCTCAAGGGCAGCCAGTATGGTATCGCCTACACCGACGGTACTGAGAAGATCGTTCAGCTCAATCGTGCCGTGGATAACAACCTTCTACCGCAAATTCAAGAGCTTAAAACCCAGCTGTACGGAGAGCTGGGATTGACTCCGGAGGTTATGAACGGCACAGCCGATGAGAAGGTCATGCTGAATTATTACGCTCGTACCATCGAACCTTTGTTGGACTCAATCGTGGAATCGATGATTCGAGTCTTTCTCACCAAGACGGCGCGTACTCAGGGTCAATCGATCATGTACTTCCGGGATCCGTTTAAGTTCGTGCCCATTGGTGGTGAAGGTGGCATCGCTGACATCGCCGACAAGTTCACTCGAAACGAGATCACTTCGTCCAACGAGATTCGACAGGCCATCGGGATGAAGCCTTCTCAGGAGCCTAAGGCTGACAAGCTGATCAACGCCAATATGCCTCAGGGGGATACTGGAGTCACCATCGATTCCACCGCGGAAGACATTACTGATGAAGGGGATCCAGAGGCCCAAGCTATGATCGAGGATCTGGCCGCAACGGAAGCCGAGGTCGATGCGGCATTGGCAGGTGGGTAATGCGAACCCCCACCGAATTCGAGCTTCGTCATGGCCCTTTGTATGACCCGATCAAGGCCCACGCGTATTACGAGCGAACCAAGAAGCTAAAGGGACGAAAGCGAGGAAGGGAAGAGCCTGGATCGGGCAGTGTAGGCCAAGGTCTAGCCAGATCCAATGGGCATGATCCTCGTACTGGCAAGACCATGGATCAGATTCATAAGGAGGCCTTAGCCAGGCAACGCAAGGAACTGGCCACTCGAATCCGATCGCTCGAGGGAAAACTTCAAAAGCTTGAAGCTAAGATTCGAGAAATGGTACATGAAGAGGCTAGTGAAGACCGTAAGGGAGAGGCCAAGAAGGAGCGTGCGGCCAAAGAGCGAGAAAAACCCGATACCGCTGCTGAGAAAGCCGAAAAGGCTCGTGAAGCCAAGAAGGATCGAGCCAAGAAACAGCAGACACAGAAGTCCAAGGCGAAGAAAGACGACGATAAGTCCTCGGATAAGAAGAAGCAGTCGAAGGCCGAAAAGATCACTCAGCTTAAGATTACGGCCACCAGAGTGAGAGGACAAATCGCAGTCGCCAAACAAAAGCTAGCTGCGCTCTAGGGCGCCGAAGATCCAAAAGACGAAAGGAACAGTCAAAATGGGAGCAAAGTCCCGCCGACTGGTCTTCGGTGACTCTTCGCCGGAGAACAGCTTGATGCACTCGGTCCCTGATTTCAGTGGCTGGGCTACGAAGTATGGCCTGAGGTGCTCGGACGGACGAACCATCCTCAGCGGCGCCTTTCAGCACCAAGATGGCGAGCGGGTTCCGCTGGTTTGGCAGCACGGTCACAACTCACCCGAAAACGTTCTGGGCCACGCGATTCTTGAGCACAAGAACGAGGGTACATATTGCTACGGGTTCTTCAACGAAACAACCCAAGGCAAGAACGCGAAGACACTGGTGCAGCACGAGGATATCAACGCGCTGTCAATCTTCGCCAATTCACTTGTTGAGAAGGCCAAGCAGGTTTCTCACGGAATCATTCGCGAACTCTCACTCGTCCTGGCCGGAGCCAATCCTGGCGCTCTGATCGACAACATCGAGATCGCGCATGCTGACGGAGAGGTCGACATCGTTGCCGATGAGGCGATCATCTACACCGGTCTCGAACTCGAGCACGCAGAAAACTCCGAGACGACTGAGACCACCGAGACGGAGACTTCGTCGGATGACGACGATGTGACCGTTCAGGATGTCTACGAGTCGATGTCCGAAGATCAGCAGCAGGTCGTTCACTACATGGTGGGCGCGGCTCTGGAGAGTGTCGCAACTTCCGAGACCAGCACCGAGATCAGCGCCTCCGAAGAGGAGGGCGTCACCCACGAGGACAAGGACGAGAACGAGATGAGCGGACGCAACGTCTTCGAAAAGGCGAGCGAAGCCGCCTCCAACGGCAATGGCGGTCCCCGGACCGTGCTTTCCCACGACGCCATGCGTGGCATCGCCGCGGACGCTGTCAAGCGTGGCTCGCTGAAGGAGGCGGTGGAGGACTACGCCTTCAAGCATGGCATCGAGAACATCGACACCTTGTTCCCGGATGCGCGAACCATTACCGATACCCCCGAGTTCGACAGGCGTCGCAACGAGTGGGTCACGGCGGTTCTCTCGGGCGTGCGCAAGAGCCCGTTCTCCCGGATCAAGTCGCTCACGGCGGACATCACCCACGCCGAGGCCCGGGCCCGAGGCTACATCAAGGGCACGCTGAAGAAGGAGGAGTTCTTCGGCTTGATGAAGCGGGTCACCACTCCGAGCACGATCTACAAGAAGCAGCGACTCGACCGTGACGACATCATCGACATCACTGACTTCGATGTCGTGCTGTGGCTGAAGGCCGAGATGCGTCTCATGCTCGACGAGGAGCTGGCGCGAGCCATTCTCATCGGTGACGGCCGCGATGTCGACGACGAGGACAAGATCCGCGACCCCAAGGGGGCCACGGACGGGGCGGGCATCCGCTCGATCCTCAACGATGACGATCTCTACGCAGCCACGATCATGGTCGACGTCGATGGCGACCTGCGTAAGACGGACCTCGTGGACAAGATTCTCGAGTCCATGCGCTTCTACAAGGGATCAGGGCTGCCGACGTTCTACACCACTCTGCCCGTGATGACCCAGATGCTCCTGGCCCGTGACTCCCAAGGCCGTCGCTACTACCGGACGGGGACCGATCTGGCCTCCGAGCTGGGGGTCTCCTCGGTCGTGCCTGTCGAGGTCATGGAGGACGAGCCCGAGCTGGTCGGGATCATCGTCAACCTCCAGGACTATACGGTCGGTGCCGATCGCGGTGGCGAGGTGTCGTTCTTCGACGACTTCGACATCGACTACAACCAGTACAAGTACCTGATCGAGGCCCGGTCGTCCGGAGCCCTCACCAAGATCCGGTCGGCCCTGGTGATCAAGCAGGCCGCGGCGGGTGCCACTAAGGTCACCCCCAAGGAGCCGACCTTCGACCCCGACAACTCGACGTTCTCGATCGTCGACACCACCGGTGTCACCTACCGTCGCGGCGATACCAACGCGGCTGTGACGGCATCGGGCTCGCCGTACACCGTCGGCGAAGGCGTGGATCTCACGATCTACGCTGTCTCAAACGCAGGCTACTTCTTCGAGAACAACGTCGAAGACGAGTGGACCTTCCGCGGCACCGCGGGCTAGTTCGCTGATCTGACCATGGCGAAGTTTCACGGTCGGATCGGGTTCGGTGAATCCGCTGAAGGATCGCCGGGCGTGTTTGCCGATACTATTGTGGAGTATACCTACTATGGCGACATTGTTCAAAATAGGAGGATTCTCCGACAAGAAGAGAATCTGAATAAAGATGTCTCTGTCGGCATTTCGATCAGCATCGTGGCCAACGCTTATGCGCGTGGCAATTTCTTCGCCATTCGTTACGTGGAATGGGCGGGGGAGCTTTGGACTGTAAATGATGTCGAAGTCCAGCTTCCCCGTCTCATCCTCCAGTTAGGGGAGGTGTACAATGGCCCCACGGCTTGAGCTTCAGTCACTCCTTCAGGAGGTGACCGAACACGTATATTTTCAGCCTCCGGCGAGTATCCATATGGAGTATCCGTGCATCATCTATGTACGAGATGGAACTTCGACGGATCATGCGAACAACGGGCTGTATCGACACGCCAAGCGGTATCAGGTTACAGTGGTTGACCGAGACCCTGACACCGAGCTCGCAGATCAGATCGAGGCGCTGCAATACTCGAGTTTTGAACGATCTTTCGCAGCCGACGATCTCAACCACTACGTCTTCAACATCTTCTTTTAGAAAAGGAGCCCTTCAGTAATGACAGTCCTGCAGTGGGACCAGGTCGGCGAGCGTTTCTACGAAACAGGCGTCGATCGCGGAGTCCTTTACCAACTCGACGCGAACGGCGAGTACGTCGATGGCGTCCCGTGGAACGGTCTCACAACCGTCACTGAGTCACCGTCGGGTGCTGAGTCCAACAAGCAGTACGCAGACAACATCATCTATGTGAATCTCATCTCGGCCGAGGAATTCGGCGGTACGATCGAGGCTTTCACCTATCCGGACGAGTTCGGACAGAACGACGGCACGAGTGCGCCTGCTCCGGGTGTGGCTTTCGGCCAGCAGGGACGTCGCCCCTTCGGTTTGGTCTATCGTACCCTCGTGGGCAACGATTCCGAAGGCCAGGAGTACGGCTACAAGCTGCACCTGATCTACGGCGCCCAGGCTTCGCCTTCAGAGAAGGCCTACGCCACGGTCAACGATTCGCCCGAGGCCATTGCCTTTTCGTGGGAGTTCACAACCACTCCCATCACCTATGGAACCGGAAGGCCGACATCAGTCATCACGGTCGATTCCTCCAAGTCGGATGCGACC